CACTCCAGGCACTCCGGTGACACCGACACTAAATTATCATCACCATAAACCTTAACACGCACATGCGAATGAAAACCCCGCATACTTGCCAATTCAACAGGAGCCATCTCAAGAAAAGCATACGCTAAATACATGAAATTGACCACCGAATTCATAACAACTGTCAACGGATTTCCTGAAGGATTCCCACCATGACAAATATACACTGCATCAAGCGCCATGTGCACTGTATGCACAATCTCACTCATCAAAGTGGCACGAACCAACTCATCCTGCTCTGAACCTACATAACACAGCTGCATAATACGCAAAAACTCATCCATACAATCTGCAGAAAGAGTACCATCAAAACGCCCAAAATCACCAGCAAAACCACAACTACCATTCTGAAGCAGATATCGAATCATATCATCCCACTCGGGACTCTCACAATCCATACCAACCGCAGACCAACCATGATGTCGAAACTGGTAAAAGCGCGCCGCAAACGCCAAAGTATACTTTCGCGCCAACAAAACATAATCCAATGGTGCAATAGCAAAGATACGAGTTTTACCCAAACGCACCTTCTCCAAAGAACGCCTTTCATCCTTCAAACAGTCAACCCAAGCCGACGGTGAACGACAACCTCGCATAGCGCACAACTCACGTGCCTCTAACCGCATTGCCAAATTCTTATCTTTAATAGCATAACTACCGGGCTCTCCAGAGAACAACTCTCTCTTCGTTTTGCCAACCAACGACAACTTATACGGCCACCCAGCAGAGGACTCCATATTTATACTGTCAAAATACTCCTTTCCTGGAACACCGTTGATGGCCTGATGGTCATCCAACACAAAAAGATCTTCAACTCCAGGCCAAGAAAGCATGCGAACAACATCATCACCAATTTCTCGAAGGAGACTGCTCTTAAATGGCTTACTCGGCTGAGCATACTTAGAAACCCCAAGGGCAAGCGGAGAAACACGAGCTTCTAAACGCGGGTCACTCGGAGATAACACAGAGGGCTCGGAAGTATGCTTCACAACTTCATCAAAAATAAGACTCGGTATTATAGACGTCTTCGCAGGCAAACGCATCACTTCATTAGGTGGCAAAGCCCCCATCATAGAAAAATTTCCCTCCGGCATTGCAAAGTGTGGAATCTCCTCATCACGAAGATTAGCACTAGGCCGTGGTAAAGCTTGAAC